GTCGGCGGTCAATACGACATAGGTTGCAGTCGCAGGTGCTCCGACTACTCCTGGAACTCCGCCATCTGGAATTCCACAGTATCCATCATCAGGAGGAGGCGTGTAAATTGGTAGCATGTTTACCCCCTGTTATACTAGGAACCAGTTCGTGCCATCAGACACGATTGTATGAGATTCCCACTGAAGAAATACTTGATGTGATGCTTGTCCGTCGATAGTCTGTCCGGAAGGCGCATATATAAATACTGTATTGCTTCCATCGGTTACGCGTTTTATGTACACAGCAAGTCCAGCTTGACCGGTTGCAGATGGCAGTGTAACCGAAACTGGTCCGATAGATGGATCAACGAATATAACTCTGTCGATCACAGACACTTCGTAATCTGAAGTCGTGGTAGTGACAGTCAGTCTAGCTAGGCTGTCGACGTATTCCTTTGTAGCCACATCACTTGCCAGTATCGGTGTTCCTGCGTTAGATATAACTGAACCTCCTACCGATACGTTTCCAGTGTAGCCATCAATTGTTGGCGGGGCGTGTATTGTTAGCAGTCCTGCAAAGCTTGTTGTCGATATTATCGCAGCAATCGTGTCATCGACATATTTTTTATTTGCAGCATCTCTGTCTACGGTTGGGGCCGCAACATTGGTAATCTTTGAAAGTCCTAGGTCTAGGCTTAGGGCGTCTATAAACACTGAACCACGTACACCAAGGCCGCTTGGAATGGCCGTAGAGATGTGCACATCGCCGCCATCTACATCGCTTTGCAGTCCTGTTCCATCTGCCTGGATTCTGACATTCCTGCCTGTATAATCCGGTTCAAGATCTGGAGAACAAGAAGACAAATAGAGGTCGTCGATCCCAGCAGAAATAAATTCATTTGCCAGCACAGACGCCCAGTTCTTAGGGGTCAGGGATCCGTATATTCCTTGCTGTGCACCAAGGGACTGTGTAAGGTCGCCGTCTGGAATCAACCACTGGTTTACTGCGGTGCCTGCGCAAAGGTTGCTTAAGTGCCTATTACTCGAGAAACTCTCGACGTAATATCTAGTCGCAGCATCCTGCATATCTATTGGATCAACTAGATTTGTGATTCGATGAATGCCTAGGCTTAGATTTGCCTCCATTGCCCTGCTGCCATCTAATTTCAGAAAACCAAGATCTGCCATGTTGATTGCGGCAATCTGCGTATCTACGTATTGCTTATTTGCTGCATCTAAAAGATCTATAGGCGCAGCAAGGTTTACAATTGCATGATTTCCTAGGTTTAGATAGCCGTCCATCTGACGACTGCCGTCTGTCTTCAAAAACCCAAGATCCTCTATCACTATGGAGGCAATTGCGTCCGCAATGCTGCCGTCAACATATTCCTTATTTGTTGCATCTAGTAGATCTAGAGGTGCAGAAAGGTTTATAATGGAATGATTTCCTAGATTGAGATATCCGTCCATTTGACGGCTGCCATCTGTCTTTAGAAAACCTAGATCCTCAAGACTTATTCCTGCGATAGCATCTGCGATCCTCTCGTCAACGTACTGCTTGTTGGATATCTGAGTATCTGCAGTAGGAATTGGAAAGCCAGTCGGAGCCACCTGATCGGCACCAACTAGAGAAGTTGTGATCGTTTTACCGTTTCGGACAAGTACGCGACCCTCTATAAGAGTCGGTATATTCAGTATCTGATCACTGTCGTCTGCTTTTAGCTTATCTGAGTAAGGACGAAAGGTCATGCTCAATCTCCTGTTTTTTGATAGAAACAGAAGTCCTGCTCCCAATTAGAATGATCATGTTTACTATTTACCAATTATTAATCACAAACTGTTCGTGGCTCTAGCGCCACTACTAATCTCGACAAATAAAAACCCCGGCCTTTTCAGGGGCCGGGGTTTTTGGCTAACTAGGTCAACTGCGGGCGGCAGTCATCAAGCCACTGTAAAGTCGTAGCCGGACGCCAGGGAGACTTCTGATCTCTTGATTACAAGCATCGTCCTATCTGACTTTGCAATGATTATCTTTTGCAGCTCAAATACGTCCCCAGCGACCATGCCAGGCCTAAATGCCGTTAGCTTTTGGGCGTCAAAGTTACGGAAAGAGCTGACAAATCGCTGAGAGCCTCCTTGCTTCCTGTATACGAAAGAGACTCGGTGCCAGTTTCCTTGGTCAGAGAATACTGGGTCAGAAGAAACCTTGGTCATTGCGCTGACCTGACTCTTGTCCATCTCAAACGTCACCACTGGGCTTCCAGCCGTTTGAATAGGTAGAACGAGAGTCTTATCTTGCGTTATGTTATTCGTATCAACGCCATTCGGGATATAAAATCCAGCATTGCCACGACCTCCTGATACCTTATTGGTGTTGTTTTGCGCAATAACGCTCGCGCCACGGGACCTTATGGCGAAGTTCGACAGCAGGTTGTTGGGAGTGCCAGCACCAAATATGCCGTCAATAATGTTGTTCTCGATCAAACCGCCAACGGTATCAATTGTTACTGCCGCATTAAACATCTCCTTTGAGCCAGTTGCAGAGATCACTGCACCGGTCTGGCCACTGATAACGTTATCCTTGAATGTAGTATTCAAGCATGCGGTTACTGAGCTAGAGTTACCGACAACAACAAGCTGGCGAGCAACGTTAGGCACGCTGAATTGTACGTTGGATAACGTGCAGGTTAGCATCGAACCGATAGAAGCAGTCATGCTCTTGTTAAGAGTAAGAACATACCCCGAAATGCTAGAGACGAGGGTGCCTGCCTGCATACCGCTTGCAGCAGAAATCGGAGACGATACAGCGATGCCGCGAGTGCTCGACACTCTGAGAGTGGTTGCCGTCAGGACTTCGCAATCTGAAAGGCTAAATGACGAAAAGGCTGGAACATCTGTCGGCTCTGATCCGGTGAATGTCTTTCCTTCAAATGAGCAGTTCTGAATCGTGCCGCCATTCGAAGAAAGATTCGAAGAGGTCGAAATTGCTTGGTCGCCGCTTGCGATGACCTTGCAATTATCAATCAGCCAGTTAGAATGAACGCCGCCAGAGGCAGGACTTGTTATGGTTATTGCCGCTGCTTCGGTCGTAGTGAGACCGTCAAAGCCGGTTACAGTCATATCTTTGAGCTGCCAGCCAGTCGTAGCAACATTCATCACCTGAATGGTAGCAGGAAAGGTTGAGCCAGAGAAATGACTTGCCATTGAGACAGTAACGGCAGTCCTGAATGGCCTAAATACCAGAGTACCGTTTACTCCTGGCGCCATAGTTGGAGCGCTCAACGTAACAATCCTTGTGGTGGAGTTATACGCCGATACAGTCGCAGAAACACCTGTTCCTTGTACCTTCATGCCTACGACAACTGCAGTCACACTTGGCAGAGTTATCGTGTTGCTGCCACTACTCCACGTGCAGCCGGTCTTGGTGACAACGCCAGAGGCAGATGTAGCAATCGATACCTGTATCTGTGTCGAGCTGAGTACCTGGGCTACGCGGGATCCAGCCGTCATATTGGCGCCTGCAACAGTACGACCTCTGACTAGTGAAGTAGTCGAAGGGCATGTTATGGTGTCCTCGCCTGCATAAAAGCTGCAGCCCGTGACAGTGACCGCTGCAAGTTGTCCCTGCAGGAATGTCTGATCTTTACCGGCACCCTTTAGGATGACAGATTTGTTGAGTTCAATATTGCCGGACCATGTACCAGCTCCAATATCTATCGTGTCGCCATTCACTGCATCATAAATAGCAGACTGAATGCCTGTATGAGTACCTGAACCATCGTTTCTAACGTAAAATGTAGTCATTCGAAACTCCTTTATTTACCGATCTGGGTTGATCGTGGAAAAAATGCGGGTCGCCCGACAGCCAGGCGACCCGCATTACTAGCTAGCTATATCAGACAATGAACCAAGCCGAACCATTCGAGACAAGGTTGATGCCTTCGTACTGCAAGAAGATCTTCTGGCTGGCAGCACCGTCAATCATATCCGAGCCAGCACCATAGATGGTGTGCGCGGGAACGCTTGCATCAATCTTCTTGATGACAAGCATCTTGCCGGAGAAAGATGACGCAGATGGGAGGGTCACATTCAGAGCGCTGGCACCGTTAATAAGAATAATCTTATCGGTAGATACAAGCGATGATGATGACGACACTGTCCTGAAATCAAGATTGAATACGCCATCGACGTAGTTCTTGGTTGCAGCATCCTGAGCAGAGCTTGGGTCAGCAAGACCGGTGACTTTGCTTCCTGCCATAGCGATGTCGCCAGACATCGTTCCGCCGGTTAGGTTGAGCTTCAGGGCATCTGCAGCGGTACGATCAAGAATCTCTTGATCAATGTCGCTGGCATTGCTGTCGGCATAACCTTCCAGGTCATCCAGGTTGGCCTGAATCGCCGCCTCTGCGGCGAGAGCGCGAACCTGCTCTGCTGAATCTCCTGCGATACGAGCAGCAGTCTCCGTGTCGAGATTGCTCTGCAGAGTTACATCAGCAGCAGAACGCGTGGACGCCTCTGAGTTGATGTTGGTCTGTAGGGTCGCATCTGCTGCGGCGCGGGTCGTAGCCTCTGCATCAATGTTGCCCTGTAGGACGCCTTCTGCGGCCATAGCGCGAGCCTCTTCTGCGTCGATATTGTCCTGTAGGACGCCTTCGGCGGCAAGAGCACGGGCGGCTTCTGCTGATACTGCAGCGGCACGAGCGGCTGCTTCGGCAGTGATGTTCGCTTGAAGAACTCCCTCTGCAGCGACAGCGCGGGCGGTCTCTGCAACCTCGGCGGCAGTTGCACGGGCAACTTCGTCAGTTAGCGCTTCATCAAGGGCATCTTCAGCTGCGATAGCGCGGGCGGCTTCTGCATTGATTGAGCCCTGGAGGACGCCTTCTGCGGCAGTTGCACGAGCAATCTCATTGCTGAGGTTCGTGGTCAGAACGCCTTCTGCGGCAGTTGCACGAACAACCTCATTGCTGAGGTCCGTGGTCAGAACGCCTTCGGCGGCAATAGCACGGGCAGTCTCAGCTGATACGGCAGCTTCGCGGGCAGCCGTCTCGGCATCAATCTCACCCTGGAGGACTGCTTCGGCAGCAACTGCACGAACGTTTTCTGCAGTTACGGCGACAGCACGGGCAGACTCTTCTGCGTCGATCTCTCCCTGGAGAGCGACTTCGGCAGCAGTTGCACGGGTGATCTCAGCCTGAAGAGCCGAGCTTGCAGCAATTGACATCGCACTTAGCGACTCAGTTAGGTAGCCATCCGAGCTCTGGAATGCGGCAACGATCTCAGTGAGAGAATCGATAGCAGCTGGGTCGGTGTTGGAGATTATGCTAGAAATCTGGCTTTGCAGAGCTGCTTCTGCAGCGAGAGCGCGGACCTCTTCTGCATCGACATCAGCCTGTAGACCGGCTTCTGCAGCGAGAGCACGAACTTCTTCTGCATCAACATCAGCCTGTAGGCCGGCTTCTGCGGCGAGAGCACGGACTTCTTCTGCATCGATATCAGCCTGTAGGCCGGCTTCTGCCGCGACAGCACGGACTTCTTCTGCGTCAATATCAGCCTGTAGGCCGGCTTCTGCAGCACCAGCACGTGAAACCTCTGCGGCTAGGCCTGCGGTGAGAACTCCCTCCGCAGCCGTTGCACGAGAAACTTCTGAGGTTAGGCTGTTGGTTAGGGCCAATTCTGCAGCAGTTGCACGGGAAACTTCTGCAGTTAGGTCAGCCTGCATCGCGATGTCTGCATTCTGACGAGCAAGAATCTCTGCGTTGACTGCTGACTGAAGGGTGGCATCACCAGCAATGCGAGCAACCTCTTCAGCGAGAACCGCCGCAATGCGGGCAGCCTCTTCGGCATCGACGTTGTCCTGTAGGACGCCTTCGGCGGCCATGGCGCGTGACTCTTCTGCATCAACATTGTCCTGTAGGACGCCTTCGGCGGCAGTTGCACGGGCAACTTCAGCTGAAAGGCCCGAGGTCAGGACGCCTTCGGCGGCAGTGGCGCGAGCAACTTCGGACGAAAGGTCTGAAGTCAGGACGCCTTCTGCAGCAGTTGCGCGAGCAACTTCAGCTGAAAGACCCGAGGTCAGTACGCCTTCGGCAGCGGTTGCACGGGTAACTTCGGCTGAAAGGCCTGAGGTTAGAACGCCTTCTGCAGCGATGGCGCGGGAAACTTCGGCTGAGAGGCCCGAGGTCAGGACGCCTTCGGCGGCAGTTGCGCGGGAAACTTCGGCTGAGAGGCCCGAGGTCAGGACGCCTTCGGCGGCAGTTGCACGGGCAACTTCGGACGAAAGGTCTGAGGTCAGAACGCCTTCAGCAGCAGTTGCGCGGGCAACTTCGGCTGAGAGGCCTGAGGTTAGAACGCCTTCAGCAGCAACAGCACGGGCAACTTCGGACGAAAGATCTGAAGTCAGTACGCCTTCAGCAGCAATGGCACGGGCGGACTCGTCCGAAATGGCGGAAGAGAGGTAGCCGTCCTGCAATGCGCGCTCTGCGGCCTCTGCAGCAAGTGCAGAGCTAGCGGACGCAGCAAGGGTCGTGATCGCGCCATTAAGGTCGCTATCAGCAGCCTGAAATGCGGAAACGATCTCGGTGAGGGAGTCGAGGGCCTCAGGATCAACGTTGGAGAGGACATTGCTGATCTGTAAGGAGAGGGCTGCATCACCTGCGATGCGGGAAGCCACCTCGGCAGCGAGATCATCAGCGAGGTCTTCATCACCGGCAATGCGAGCAGCCTGCTCGGCATCACGTAGGCCGTCGACGTAAGCCTTGGTCGCTGCGTCAGCAGCTTTGCTTGGCGTGCCGAGGTTTAGCTTGTCCTGGCCGATTAGCGTGGCAACGATATGATCGCCACTGCGGGACAGAACGTAACCGTCGTACTCAGGCTGCGAGAAATCTGAAATGTCAAGGAAGACGTCGGAATTACCAAGTCTAACCTTGCCGGCATATGGTCTAAAAGTCATAGGGACTCCATGTTATTGGGGCTTGCTTGCTTGCCTTCTTTCCTATCTTGAATTACTTGCGTTATATACAGTATAATTATAAGATGTGAATTATACGATGAACCAGTTCAATCCAAGGCTCTGTACAGACATGCTCTGCCACTGTTCCAATATCGCCTGGGCTGGACTTCCATCCAATAGACCGACCGCAGGAGAGATTAGTACGAAATTTTCAGTAGAGTCTATCTTCTTAACGTTAAAGAAAGCACCCTCTATAGAGGGTAGCGTTATAGTGATGGGCCCAGCACTGGCGTCCACCAATATTGTATAATCTGTGCCAAAGACAGCCGTGGTGTCTCCAGTGACCATACGAATTCCGTTGATGCTTTGCCCAGGAAGCTGCACAGGGAAAGAAGAGACGGAAGTTAGACGCCCCTTGGAGTCTACGGTAATGCTAGGTATTTGTAGAGAAGATCCGTAGATGCCTGGAACGACTGCAGTATCAACAAGACTGACTGTTACATTCGATCCTGGCCCAGAGTCCTCTAGGTCTATCTGTCCTGGCTCTCCGACAATGACTCGGCTATTTGGAAGACCAGCGTCCGGTGCCAGAAGAACAAAGTCAGATACAGCGGCGCCTCCTCCTGTGACCGAGTCGACCCAAACAAGTTTGCCGCCAATTACTGAAAGAACTGCCCCTTCAAAATAAGCATTGGTTGTCTGTATTTTGTTTGCGGTTATGCCATTGCCCTGGTAATTAGGGTTTTGGAAGTCGATTACTTCAATCTTCCGCTTGACTTTCCACTTAACATAGATATCTCCGTCCGGCATTTCAAGCCCGCGAAGAATCATGTTTGTTACGTCTACTCTGTCAGACTGGTACTCTGCTTGCTTATAGATATCTACCGTCTGTCCTGGCCGAATAGGAAACGTGTTAAATATAAGCAGGTCTCCCCCGCTTATATTCTTAACCAAGAATTTTGGTAAAACAGGCTCTATCCTTGCCACTAAACTTCCTCCGGACCTTATCTAAGTGCCTGAGCTGCAAGCAGTGCTGTCGTTGGGACTGCACACTATCTATTACTACTTTAATTGACTCTTATGGTTTTTATTGAGATTGTTGATATAAAGTACAAGGAGTGTCTATGAGCGCGAAGATTTTAGAGACCATTTATCGAATTGCTAACCAGCTCGATGAAGCCGGACTTGCAAAGGCTGCAGCGTATCTGGATACAGCAGCAGATTTAATAATTATTGCTCAAGAAGGGCAGAAAAAGTCAATACATGTCGCTTTTAGTCCCGAAAAGAACGGCGTTAAGTGCTCAATCACGGTACATGAGCTAGAAAACCCTAATGCTATGATGCCTCCAGTTGTATTTGTAGGCAAAAACGTAGATGCCGCACGCCTAGCGGCTTCTAAAAAGATAAACGAGCTGAAGGCCACCTATGGTGTTGCTAGCACGGTCGAGATGTTTCAAGGCGGACTAGAGCCCTGATCTCTTTTTGCACATAGACCCACTGAACAATAGAGCCCCTCGGGGCTCTTTTGCTTTTGCCCACAACTGCACTGCCGCATACTCTGGGGATTCCTGAATGTGGCGTCTTGCAATCCAATCCACAAACTCACCGCTACATTGATATGGCGTATTCATGCTTATATCAAATCCTAGAATTCCTCCTAGTAGCCCACTGATGATGCCTTCTTTATCAAATACGGAATCTTTTGCAGTAATTATCGAAATCCTTATCTGCTCGAAGTCTGGTTCATACGAGCTCGGCTCAAAGAAATAGGAGAGTGCTCCTACGACAGCATCCGCTCTGTCCTCCGAAGTCCCCCAGCGCCATGCGGCATATGATTGCTTCATTTGTTTTTCCTTGCATACCTGGCTATATCGTATTTCGGTGTTGAAAGTATTGTCTCAACTAAGCGAAAATTGTCATCGAAGAGGGGAAAGAATTTATCACCTACTGCGTCGATTTTGACGTGAGTGATGACAAGCTCGTCGCATTCGGTCAAAAAACATGAATAAACTTCGGACCCGCCGCACAGAAAAACCAACCCTGAGTCGGATTCTATGTCGGACAGCGTGGATACCTCACCCGGAGAAACGGGAGTTCTTGTGAGAATATAGGTTTTTCTGCCAGGAAGAAATCGCCCGACAGATCGGTGAGTCTCCCTGCCCATCACAAGCACATGCCCCATGGTCGTCCTCTTGAACCATGCGAGGTCTTCTGGTAGGTGCCACGGCAAGGAGTTGCCATTTCCAATTACGCCATTCTGAGCAACTGCTGCTATACCTATAAGTTTGTTTTTTCCTATCATATTGCCATCTCCACCTTTGGGAGGTCAGGGTGATACGTATAGTCGTGAACCTGAACGTCCGAGTACTCTAGGCTCAGCAGATCATCCAAGGTTGACATGCGCTTATTTATAGTGAAGGTTGGCAGCTTAAATGGCTCTCTCTCTATCTGCATGGCTGCATTTGCAAGTTGATTCTTATACAGATGGATATCTGATCCTTGAAACACAAGAGTTCCTGGCTGGCAGTTCGCCAGAGAGGCCAAGGCATGAAGCAGAAAACCATAGCCTGCAACATTTGTTGGATTGCCAAGATAGAAGTCATTCGAGCGCATCTGAAATGAAAGATTCAGTCTGCCTCCTAGTATCTGAACAGCCCAGCTGACGTGACAGGGAGGCAGTGCAGCCTCAGTCAACACTTGCTGTGGATTCCAGTAGCTTACGAAGTGACGCCTGCTGTTTGGATCTGTCTTAATGCCAGAGACTAGCGCAGCAAGCTGGTCGTACCCAGAGTTGCTTTCGGTGCCATTAAAGTTCCTTAGCTGCCAGCTATAATTCTTGCCTGCATCTCCCTCTGGAAGATGTCCCAATCCTTTGGCATCCAGGAATTGTCGAGTTGTATTACCCTTCCATATATTTATCTTTTTTGCCTCTAGTATCCTGGAGTCTGTTTGTCCTCTTAGGAACCACATCATCTCCTCAAATGCAATCCGAAAGGCAATCCTTCTTGTGGTTAGCAAAGGAAAACCGTCATCCATGTTGAATACCATCTGAGCGCCGAATATGCCACGGGTGCCTACGCCAGTTCGATCATTTGATATGTCTGTACCTTCGTTAAGAATTTGGCGCATTATGCCTAAGTATGACGATTCGGTCATCTATCTACCTCTATCTTGATTTTTAACTTGTTATCATGCTTGATCGCATGTATTACAATCCCAGATCTACCAACGATTGATTCCCATATCTCTTCGTCGTAATCCTGTGAGATCATTGTGAATTCGAAAGTGCCCCATTCTGAGCAGTTACCGGAACCAGCATGACATAGAAAAAGAGTTGCTCCAATTCTACCTGCATCAGTGAATCCAAGTATCTCAACTTGCCTGTTGTTGAATTTATACACGCCTGGGTGTATTATGGAGTTCTGTTGAAAGGGCTGGGCCAGATAACCTTCTGCTGGAGCAGATATTTCTGGCTCTTCCTTATGAAACAAAAAATCTAGTAATCTCAATGTTCACCCATTCAGTACAGGCTCTGTAGTCGTTATCTCTTTTACCGAGGACTGCCGGGACTTGTGACTCAGAATGCTGGGACTGGCAGCCTAGTTTTCATATCTACCAAAAAGCAAGCCATATGCAATCGTATGACATAGGGCATTTTTTGTCTGCTGAAGACTTAGGGCCAGGAGTCGATCTGTGGGTATTAAAAAAAGAAAGACCGCCTTTCGGCGGCCTCTCTTTATCTGAACTCGTCTAAGTTCAGGCCTTGCGGCCAACGGCTACGCCGCGGGCATTGACTACGCCGATACCGATGGTCTCGAATACCGCCCAGCCGAGGCTGAGACGATCCATCTTGTCGTTAGGAACGACTTCGACGTTCTGACGGATTGGCATTACGCCGACCATGTCGGGCTCAGCGCAACCGAAGACGCTGCCGAATGGTACAAGCTTGCTGACGATGATGTCGGCAGTGAAAAGCTTGGCATAAAGACCGGTCTGTAGGATTTCGCGGTGCGTGACGGGATCAACTTCAGCGGCTGACGTACCACCCTGTGACGTCCACAGGAGGAGGTCCTGGAAGTCGCGGATGTTCATGAAGAACTTACTCGTGAGCAAGTCCCACTGATCAACTTCCGACTTGATCTCGACCATGTCGGCGCGAGAAATGCGGGCGCCTAGGACCTGAGCGGTGTTTTCTCCACCAAGGGCGGCATCCGAAGCGAAGTCAAGGGCGGCGAAGAAGTTCGCGTCCTCGGTCGCAGCGATTTCTTGCTTTGCCTTCTGAACCGTGCGCTCGATGACGTTAAAGCGGCGCTGGCGAGCTTCACGAATGCGAACAAGTGGGTGGCAGGCGATATCGAACTCGGGAACGAATACGCGGTCGCCACGGACGGGGCTCTCTGGAACGGCGCCATTCGCCGAAATTACGAAAGCGGCGACGTCGATGTCGCGCTCGTAAAGAGGAAGAACGCCGGTCGCGAGCTCGTCAACGACGAGACCACGGCGCGCAACGCCAGAGTAATCAAGGTTGCGGCGGATTGGGAGAGCCATCGCCTGGGCGAGGGCGACCTTGCCACCTTGATCAAGGATAGCCTGGCGAACTAGCTCGTCGCGCTGCGACTCGGTGGTCGATGGACGACCGACAGCGACGGCATTGGAAGGAAGACCTTCCTCTAGGACCTTGGCGATGCGAACGAGACTCTTCAGCGCGTCGCGGGTGGTTAGACCACCTAGCTCGCCTGAGTTATCAAAAAGGTTTGACATTTGTTTACTCCGAAGTGAACTTTACTTACTCTTACTTGCACTTTGGGGACAGAGTCACCAAAATAATTACGTTGATTGCCTACTGAATTAGTAGGATTCCGTAATAAGAGCTGAGTAGATTGATAGCGATGCGCCAAAAATAAAAGAGGCTGCTCTCGCAGCCCCTCTTATTAAGATCCAAACTAAAGCTCAGGCGAGCGACTTGCCTTCTGCGCCCAAGAACATGATCTTGACGCGATCAAAAGTCTGCGTCGCGCCCGTGAGGCGAGCAGGAGTGGTGACCAGGCTCGATGAGTGCGAGAACTCAACGAAGACTGCGCAGCCGCTATTTGCAAGCTTCGGCGATGGCGTTGCACACGCATTGTGCGCAAGCTTGCCGGTTGCGGTGTAACCGATGACGGTACCTGGGACTAGGCCGGCGCCCGAGAGGGAGCTGACGAAATCAGCAGCCATTGCGTCGAGGGTGACCTCGTAGAGACCGGGCTTGTCCCACAGGGTGACCTTGCCTGAACCAGAAGCCGTGTGCGGGCCATTGACGGCGCCGCCGCTGGTAACAAGGCCAGCCTTGCTGCCGACTACCGTGCCAAGCATGGTGAAGTAGTCAGGGCCAGTGCCCTCGTCAGCAAGAGCAACAAACGCGTGGGTAGCGACTGAGGCCAGCTGAGCAACTACGCGGGTGTTGGCAGGATCAAGATTGTAACCATCGAGGACGTCAGGAGCTGCAGTCTCGGTCGAGGTGTTGACGTTTGGCGCGGCGCCAAATGCCATAACTTCGCCGCCCTTTAGGGTGGAGAGCTGGGTATCGAGAACGTCGAACATGCCGAGGGGCTGGATGCCGGGATTGATAGGATATAGAGCCATTTTTGTTTCCTCACTTCATTTAGTTTAATTTGGCCAGACTGCGTCTCGACCCATAAAACGTCAGTATATAGGTTTATTTATTAGTTGATAAAATCAATTTCCTGGAAGAGTTAGGGCCTCTTTGGAAGTATTCCAAATACGACTTAGTTTTGCTAGTTCATCCCTCGATGACGCTTTCAGGGCCTCTTCTGTTACAACATCCTCAAGATGAATGTCATAGCCAATCCACATGTCCATTATCCTTTGGATTGAGCGCATAGTTGCGGCGTCCCACTTGCCAGTCTTTGGTACTCCAAAGTACGATTGCACTTCCATTACATGAACGGGATCATCGACATCAGACGCGCGAAGGGGGGCGCCTCTCTCTCTGCGTATCGCGGCTCCTGATAGAGGAGTTCCTCCAGCGAGATCTCCCTCCCTAATCTTCTTCATTAGTTCCGCATCGTTCTTGAATTGGCTCTCGAGCTCCTTAACCTTGCCTTCATTTTCTCCAGCAATGCGCGTCATCTCTTCTTCGAAATTCTTTATAGATGTATCCACGTCCTCGATGCGTTTTTTGATCTTGGGATACCCAAATCCCACCGTCTTTCGCAAAAAAGACCAGTCCATCTCGCTCCCTACCTTTTGGAAACTCTCGAAATCAGCTTTCAACTTCTCGTTGCTATCCACTATGGCGGCTAATCGTGATGCCACGACTTCCAGGTCAACCTCCCGTGATAGTTTATTGCTCTCTGCAGCCAGAACATTGCGAGAGTTCAGGATTTCCTCAATTTCTTTTTTCATGCTATTGAGTAGTAAGGTGGCCTCTGCGGCTTTTTCCTTTTTAGTAGGATCAGAATAATTACCAGGATCATAAGAGCTATCTTCTAGCTGTGATTCGATATCTTTGTTTAATTCCGATAGATCCGTATCTATGCCATCCTGAGAGGTATGAGTTAGTGCCAGCTTAATTGCACTTGTAATCGCCATGCCAAGGCTCGCAGCCCCTATGATCGGGCCAGCAGTCAAGGCTGCTCCGCCTGCTGCCAGAGCTGCAACTCCAACTGCCCCTCCTCCGACCATGGTCCAGAATTCGCCCCAGTCTCCCCTGTTTGCTGCACTGGCAAGATTATATATGTCAAATATAACTCCAATCGGCTTGAGTACTGTCCCTCCGTACTTCTTTGCGACCTCCAGTGCTCCCTTGACCTTTGGAAATCTAGATTCTATAACTTTGTCTGCCAGATTAACATGTGCCGATTGGACGGCGGGGTTTGGTGTGGGCCTTGCGACGGGGGCGACGGGGGCGACGGGGTCGACGGGGGCGACGGGGGCGGCGGGGGTGACGGGGGTGGCGGGGGTCGTCACCGGTGTGACACTGGCGACGGGTTGTTCAGGCGACAATACTCCTGCAGGCGG